TAACACCATCAGCAAGAACAGACGTAGCAGTTACATTTCCTGTCAAATCTCCTGTAACGTCTCCTGTGAGGTTTCCTGTTACGTTACCTTGTAAGTTTCTGTGTACTGTAGAAGGTAAAGAAAGAGCTAAACCAGTTCCTGAAGCAGTAGTTTCTATTTGATTTGTTGTTCCTGTGACTGCAAATGTTTCTGTATTTAGGATCACCGCCCCTGTTCCTGTATCTCCTGAGAAATCTAAATCTTGTGCTAGGCTCTCTGAGCTTACAAAAGCGGTAGTTGCAATCTTAGTAGATGAATCGCCTGCTGTTTGAGTTACTGCTGTTGAATTGTCAGGTAGATTTACACCACTAGAATCTAAAGAAAAAGTCAACGACTGATTCGATGCGGCAGTTACTATCTCATTAGCAGTACCTGAAACTTGAAAAGTCTGCGTATTGAGTAAAACATTACCTGTGCTTGCATTATCACCACCAAAATCTAGGTCAGCATTCCCTGAACTGTTATCAACATAAGCTGTTGAAGCTGCTTTTGTAGAGTTGTCATTTGCTGCTTGTGTGGCTACAGTCAATACTGCACTAGTAGCATCTACATTAGCACTAAAAGTTGCGTTTCCTGTAATAGTAATAGCAGTCGAAGAGACAGTTAGAGGTAAATCATTACCTAAACCATCACTCAAGACTTTTAAATTGCTAGTTAGTGGTGAGTTGTCTCCTATCTTGATAAGAGCATCGTATGTATTTGCAGGCGTTTTGCCAGTTAGTGGTGTTCCCATTTATAATTGATTGTAAGTGTCGTGAATCCTATTCCATTTATTTTTCTGAAGCTCCCATACCTCGTCAGAGAATGGTATTAATGCGCTTATTGTCTGCCCAATTCCTTGTGCATGAAGGCTGCCATCACAGCAACTCTTTGAGTATGTGTTTGATTCCCAGCAAAGGCAACCTCTACTCGCTCCTTTTGGTGATACTACAGGTAGTCTTACTGCGCCTCTCATAGTAATGCTTCTTTAGCTAACATTAACAAAACTTCAGCAGCAGCATCTTCCTCAGATATCTCTTGAGCAGAAAAGTCTACCTTATCTACAAAGAATCCTTCTATTGAGAAGCCTTTGACCTTGTTGGTCTTTACATAGTTATTCCAAATGTCATCGTTGTTGACCTTCATAGAAACCATCCAAGTTCCTACTGGAACATCTAAACCATAAATTCTAGACTTATCTTTTTCGTCATCCTCAACAAGCCAAGACTCAACAACGCTTAGTCCGTTAAGAGCAACCTCATGTTCTAGTGTTGACTCGTTTTGGTTGCTGTTTTGAAAAAACAACTCACTAGCTTTTCTGATCGTTTCTTTTGTAAAGTACACATAAAATTCCTCATCTCCATTTTGACGATAGATGGGTTTGTTAGGGATTAGAGCTGCGCCTAATAGTATTCGCTTCTCTTCATCTTGCTTTGCAAACTCTACCTCTTGTGATTTTAAGGCTACAAAGTTTTCTTCTATTGCTGGATTCTCTACAATACTAATGGCTTGAATGCCCATTAGCTCTTCCATCTCGTCTAAAATTAATTCTACTATCTTCATGGGAATGTTGCTGTTCTTATTCGTTGTCTATCTAATTGAGAACCTGAGAGAACCTCGCCACTAACGACATAAGCTCTTACAGGTCGGTCAAATGTTCCTGCTATACCTTCAAGTAACTGATTTGTTCCGCTTTGTCCCACAATATTAAATTGAGCAGGTTGTGTTGGAGCTGAAACAGTTGTAGATGGTGAGGTCGTAGCCTGTTGTTCAAATTTAGTGCTTTCTATTGTTGCTATCTGTGCAAGTCCTGTAGTCAAAGCAATTCCTGCCTTAACAAAATTTGCTCCTGTTAAAGCATCTTGAGGAACTGCTAACTGAGCAGTAACTGCCGCTGCTGTATTTGCAATCGCTCCAGCAAGTTGTAAGGCCTTAGTTCTTTTAAATGCTTCCTCTGCGTTAGCCTGATCACCTGCGCTTAGTGCATCATTTAAGTCAGCAAAGGCTTGTGCGCTTTGACTAGCTAAATCAAAACCTCCTACAATATTATCTGCTCTTGCTTGAAAAATTTCATTTTGAAAAGCTAAAGATTCTTCATTGTATTGAGCTTCTAAAGCTAATTTATTCTGCAACAACGCTTCGTATTCTGCGGTTTCGGTATTTCCTGCTTTTTCCTCTTCTTCAATTCTTTTATTGTTAAAATTTATAAGAAGTTGCATTGATCTTTTAGCAAAGTGTGCTTGCTCTTTTAATCTACCTATATAAGTATTTGCAAAAGTTTCTTTAGATCCAACAAGAACGTCTTCTAATAAAACATCAGTTTCTTTAGATTTTTTATTTACTCTAATTATCTCAAGTCCTAATCTAATAGCTTCAGCATCATTAATATTTTGTTGCTCTCTAAGAGAATTTTGTTCTGTTCTTAAAGCATTTTCATTTGCTAATCTTTCTGACTCAACGCTTGTGGTTCTTTCTTCTAACTCACTTAATTGAAGTTGTTTTTGACGTAAAACAATTTCATCTTCAATTTTTCCTGAAGCATCAAATCTTGCTTGAGCTGCAGCTACTTGTTGTTCAATTAGTGTTTTTTCTTTAATTATCTGCGCATCAAGAATTGTAGCTATGTTTTCATTTGCAGCGATTCTATCTTTTATACTTTTTGTAATATCATCTCTATCTTGACGAGATTTTTCTGCTAATTTTTGATTCTCTAATTGAACCTTTTGTCTTTCAACGTCTGCCAATAAAGCCTCTTTCTCTAACTTTGTAAGTTGTTTACCTAATTCAAAAGCAGTTTTTAGTCCTTGAATTATTCCTCCTGAAAATATTGATTGAAAATTATTTATTGCAATAGTTAACGTATTCATTGCTGTATTAACAGCATCAACAGCAACCTGAGTTTGTTGAAATGCTCCTTTTACAACAGCTATTCCAGCAGCAGCTACAGCAGCAAGTTTTATATTTTTTATAAATCCTTTTAATGTGCCATCAGTTTTTTTGACCGCTTTAGTCGTTTCAGCAGACTCCTTATCCATCTTGTCAAAGCTCTTCTTTGACTCAGTACCGACATCCTCTACTGTATCTACTAGACCTTCAATAGTTTTGTTTAACTTTTGTATCTTGTTTTCAATACCTGAAGTATCCCCCTCAATTTTTATCGTTTCAACTACTGCCATTATCTACGTTTTAAAAACTCATTCCAAGTCTGTGGAATCTTATATTTACCTTTTGCTATTTCCACATCATGACTAACATCTTTCCATTCATCAGACTGTAAGAGTTCTATTAAGTAACTTAAATAACTATTTTTCATACCTCATTAAGCAATTCAAATTTTACTTCATTTGTAGCCATGTTTACAGATGCTGTGTTGATAATCCATTTTTGATTGTTCCAAATGATTTTGTTGTTCAGTTGCAAATTGATTATGTCACCCAAAGGCAACTTTGCTTTTACTTGATAAACCCTTCTGTTCTCATTATAAAGACCTAGTATGTAATTTGACCAGTAAGTCTGATACAGGCTTTTTCCAACACTAACTAAATAAAAAGGATCAAGGTCACCGCCAAAGTTTAAAGACAACGCTTGTCCTGTACCTATGCTTGTAGAAGATACATTTGCATACCACACTTGATCTATTTGAGTTGAGTTTCCTGAATCATCAATAAACCCAATAGGGTTTGCAGAGATATCTAAAGAGAACTCACCATAAACTAATACAGGCGCACCTAAGTATGGATTAAACTCGTTTGATGTGTTTGTGTTCTGTGTTATACTCTTGTAGACTAGTACATTTGTTAGTGCTGAATTATCAAGATTTGTTAATCTTTCAAATAAAGGATTCTCAAATGGTAACTCTAGTTTAAAATCAGGCCCATCCCAAGAGAAGTTAGAGAACAAATCTCCATATCCTGATACATTTAACCTTTGAAATTCAAATCCTAATATCTGATTAGTGTCTTTGTAAGAGAACTCAATCTGTCTATACAGAGAGGGCCTTTGTACAGATATCTCATCAACATTAATGTACTGCTGAATGTCTTGATCTGTACCAGCAGCAAAATAACTATCTAATGTCTGAAAGGTAAAAGTTGTTTGACTTGTTGGAATAACCACTAAATTGTGCATTTGTATAATACCTCCTAAAAAGTCTTTGACTTTTATCTCAGGTAGTAATGGACTAACTGCTAATTGAAAATTGTATGTTGCACCCAGCGACTGATCTACCTCAAATTTTTTGTCTAAAGCAACATCAATAGCCTCATAATCTGTAACTTGATAATTGAATTGAACTGGAGTTTGTGGTCTTATGTAAAGGTTTACTGTGTCACCAGCTTCAAAACCAAAACCATCAAATGTTGTAGTAACTGAAGAACTTGCGTGAGCGTTTATTTGAGATATTCCTACCTCTGTTCCATTTTGGAATATTGCTAACTCATAATCTACAGATACGTTTTGAACTGTTATGTTTAGCTGATAAATATTAGTTGTAACAACTGTCCAAGTGTCGGTTGTTAAATTAAACTCTGTTCCACCACCTGTTGTTCTGTTAAAATTTACAAGCTGCCAATCAATAGCAGAAGCTGAATTAAATAAATACCCTTCATAACGATGAAGCCATAAAAACAATTTAGTAAATGGTGAGGTAGTTAAAAATGATCCACTAAACGTCAATCCATACTTTGTAGCAATGGCATTTAATATCTTATCTACTTTCAAACAGGGTTTTAACTGATTCCAAGTTACTCCATGACTATGTGTGTTATGAAAAGCAATGTTTGATGAGCTGTGAGACGATGCTGAACTATTATAGAACCAGTTGTTCTGTGGACTCATTAATGGGTAAAACATATCACCACTATTTAAGGCATCTGAATCAAATCCTGATTGTACTGTAGTAGCATCGTAAGTGTGATCGTATGCACTTAAATCTAAATCGTAGAGATAATCCTCTCCAAACAAATCAGATAAGTTTACTAAGTCACCAAAGAATGTTAATGAATATGAGTTTGGCTCGTTGTCTTTTATCAAGACATTGTTCATCTGAATGACTCCTGTCCTAAATGGTACTGAGTTAATCTCTATCCTTGCTGCTTGTCTTAACCTAAAGTCAAATGTGTTTGCAGATGATCCGTATGATGTTGTTATCTGTGAGGCTGTAATGTCTGTCCTGTAATAGTTGTGCATTACCTCATTGTTCCAATCACTAGCAGGAACAGTAAAAGGTTGCGTAACGTCAGTAAATACCTTAGAGATGTCTTGATAGTTTTGAATTGCTAGGTCAATACTTATTTGCTCGTCTTGAAACAAGTCAAGCCTATAATCCCCAATGTAAATATCAATTTGATTCATTTTATTAATGGTCGCTGATTAAATGCAAAGGTGAAGATAACTGTGTAGTTGATTACTCCTACATTGACACTCTTTTGATATTCTACTGTTCCTCTTGTTGGGTTAACAGCAATCCAACTTCCGTTTACTAGAACAGCAACTTGTTCACTCATCATTATGTCTTGGATAACCTCTGCATAATTCTCATCAACCCAACCAGTATTCATTGTGATGCTGTTTTGACTGTTTATGTTAAAATCTTCGTATTGTCCACCTTGAAGACTTACAGTTGTAAACCCATCTTGATAGATGCTTTTCTTGAATGAGCTATTTGTGAAATTACCTGCTTCTGTACTTGCTTTAAAAAAAGTTATAAAGTCTGTAACACCATAGCGATTTACAAAGGCTATCTGATAAGGTGTGTATTTAGGCTCACATGTAAGCTCATATCTTACAGTTCCAATAACAGAATCTCCTGCATCTTTTAAGATAACATCGTAATAATCTCCTGTTGTGTGATTTTGTGGTAAAATAGAAGCATCAAGCCCAGCATTATTATTTAAATTTGCAGGCCCTACTCCAGCGTAAATTAATATGTCCTGAGTGCTTTCTGTTGTTCGATCAGGAATTGTACCTGAACCATCATTATTGTAAAATGTATCTGAATCTCCATTGTTCCAAGTAATTGTTATACTTGTGAACTCGTTAGCAGAACTATTGTATATAGCTAAAGATTCATAATTTGAACTTAATACATATCTTGTTCTTGGTAAACAAACAATAGCAGATGTGTGTGCTGTATTACCAACATTAGGTAAAGGTGACCATCCGCTTGTTGTTAAAAAAGCAGAACCTGTTGTAGCTTCCCAAATCGCAGTAACTGGAGCTGCTCCATTATCTGAGTATTTCCATTCGCCAGTTCCGTTTGTCCATAACATCTCTCCTGCTGGAGATTGTGAATAACCTATATCATTATAAATATCAAAATCATGCAAGAACTCTGATTTAATTAAATTGCTAACCTCAAAATTTATTACTTGATTAATAGATGTGTTTTTACTCAAGCTGTAATTGTTAACAGATGGAACAAGAGACTTTCTTCCTGACCAAACCTTTAATCCCAATGACATATAATCTAAAGTGTCATTTGTTTGTGCATTGTTTTTGCCTGTGTAAAAGATAGGACTTCTTGCCATCTTTAATGATGTAGGAACACTTTTTACTGGTACGCTCATTATTTCTTAGTTTTTCTTGTAAATGCTTTAAAATCGTCTACGTTCAATTCAAAGGCTGCTACTATCTCAGCAGGTAATTGTTGAAACGCTAGGTTAAATGGTTTTGTAAAAAACTTGGTTGGTTTTATTCCATTGTAGTATATGCTTTTTGCTATTGCATATTGCATACTTTTTCTCTTTATAAACCTTCCTGTTTTTTTATCTCTCACCCCTGATAACCCTCTCTTGATTACCCATTGAGAAAACACACGAGATGGAGGCATCTTATTAGTATAAGCATAAGGAGTGTCGTATTTTCTTTTTGTACCACTAACACCTGAATCAAGAAAATCACCATACTTCTCCATATCTATTTCCATAGAGAATGAATTTGGCCCTGTAGCTGTTTCATAGGTTATTGACTCTGATAAAGCTCCTGTTACATTGTGCTTTCTTAGATTCTTTCTTGACTGCTCTACTATTTGAGTAGCAAATCTATCTAGTACAGATTTTATGTTTTGCTCTCTTGCCATTAGCAGGTACTGATTTCTGTGTTAGGCATTAGCACATCAAACGTAGCTCCCCAACCTGCTAGTAAGTTTTCAAAGCGTTCTGTAAAAGGTGTGCATACCACATTACCATCTAATTGATACAGGTCTTTGTACAGGTCACCTCTACGAAGCTCAACGACTACAGAATTAATGACAGCCAGTTGTGTGTTTAGTATATCTTGCTCATTGCTTATGCCAAAGAAAGGATCGTTTTGGTCACGAATGTTCTCTTTAGTTTCATCAACAACATCCATTGCCATGACTGTCAAGTTCACTCTTACAATCTGTCCTTCAAAAGATGTTTGGTTTACTATGATATGACCTAAAGGAAATATGGTTTGCTTGTTTAAGTCTACATCAAAGATGTCTCCAAAGGTTACTACGTTACATTGGCTGTTTGCAAGTAGTTGTGTTTTTATGGTTTCTGTGATTTTATAAAACTGCCTCATTTCATTTTGCTTTTGAGTATGTTGTTTTCTGTTTCGCTTTTGTGTTTTTCAAAGGATAAAAAGGTAAGACATTGTCTAGCTGATAATTTTGAGACTTCGTCAAATCTTCTAACATCTCCTTGACTAAGCGAATAGAATGTAGTGTACCATCCCCATCGTTTGGCGAATGCTCCTTGTCTGCTGAAATCTTCTTGTTCCTGCTGTTCTCCAAAGAGGTCAGGGTAGTTGTTAGCAAATCTTTTCCTAAAGTCCAAAAAAAAACCACAGCTCCCATCACTACATCCATAGGCGCATCCTTCATCAAGTGTGAGTAGTTATCAGAACTCTCATAGCTTTCTATTGTATATCTCTTTCCGATCTTCCTTTTGATTGGCCTGTATAGAACTGCCATTGTCTTGTGGAGGTTTTTGACATCTGCCATGTATGTATCTAGATCAACAAACTCACCATAGGAAATATCTTCTAATGAAGGGATGAATCCAAACTCTTTATTGTCTAATTTAAATCTTTGCGTTAGACGAGGTCTTTCTCTCATCATATTCGTTAGCTTATGAGAAACCTTAGAAACGTCTTTAAATCGAATGTTAGGCAACTCATTCAACGGAACATTGCAGAATATGTCAAGCATCTTTTTACTAATGAACTCATCATCACCATCAAGCCTAGCAAAGCGTTGATACTGACTTAGTGTGATTTCCTTTAATGAAGTGGGTACAATTACTTTGAGTTCCATCCTATAAATAACCTTTTTTGTTTATCTTATTGCATACCTTCCGTAATTCGGTTTGCTTAGTCTGTTAAAGGTAGCATATCTGACCGCATCTATGGCGTGATTGAACTTGTCTATGGGTTTGTTTAATAGGTTACCATTCTTGTCCTCTTGCCATTTGTAATTCTGAAACTCTCTAATTGTGTTGTCACTTCCTTTGGTTACATATATCTTATGACGTTTTAAGATGTCTATGCCTGCCATTATGCTATCAGCACCCTTTGCAGTAGGTTTTATGTTCCATCCAAATCTGTGAAGCTCTTCTATACTTTTAGGCTCTGCTGAGTCTGCCCATATCTCATCATATCTTGTAAGACCTAACTCTGCAAACTTATCTGATATATCTGAATTGGTAAGCTGTGTGTGATACATCATCTCGTGAATGTATAAGTCATCACCATCCTTGTAAACCTGAACAAGAGATGTTGGATCATTCGTGAATCCAAAGTCAAGACCAAATGAAACCAACTGACCTTTGGGATCATCTACCACATTAAACTGAAACACAGTAGCTCTTGATAAACCTCTCTCACCTAATCCATAGATTCTCCAGTAATCATCATCTGTACCCTGTAACCTTTCTATCTCATCTACGATTGTTTGCTCTAGGAACGGATTGTCTTTATATGTGCTTTGTATGTATGTTACATCATCCCTTACAAGGAGCTTATCATATATCCAATGAAAAGAGTCAGATGGGTTGTAGTCAAGCCATATCTTATCAGTTGTTCTAACAAGTAATTGAAAGAAATCTTCCCATGTTAGTTCATTTGCCTCATTGCAGAATAAGAAGTCTCTTCTCGCTCCACGTTTCTTCTGTGGTTGATCTAATGATACAAACTCAAATAAGTTTCCATTAAGACTGTAGGTGTAGTCTGATTTATTGTGGTCTGTCTCTGAATATAAGTCTAGGTTGTTTAGTATCTCAAAGAAATCCCTGTACGCTGTCATTTTAAGCGATGGGAGTGACTTTCTTACAATAGTGAATACTTTGCCTTTGTGTTCAAATGCTTTGACGATCAGGAGCTGCAACAAAGAATATGTTTTACCACTTCTTGTTCCTCCTTGATTGATTACAATTTTGCTTTCTGCTTGCCAGTTCTTAATGAATAATGGCCCATAATTAATCTCTAGAGTCGACAAAATTTAGTTTTATTTCGGTGATACCTTCTTCAGCTTCTAGTTTGTTTTCAACTCTTGCAAGTTTAGGAGTTGTATACTCCCCTAATTTACAAATAATATCTAAAGCTGACTTAGGATCATCTGCTGCTACATCTGATAGCCATAAAGTCATATTGTCTAGGTTACCCTCTATAAGTTTTTGAAATGCTTCTCTTATGTTGTTTGTGACCTTGTTTGGCGTTCCAGCAGGTCTACCACTATTCCCTTTAGCAAATCTTCCTTTATTGTCTTTTTCCATTTCCGTAGATTTCCGTTCTTATCGGTTTCTCTCAAGTAACTTTTTATTGTGAATATCTTGCAACCAGTCTCTGTAATCTTTTTTATCTCCGTAAATATAATGACAATTTCTGCATAGTGCCATCAGGTTTTCTATCGTGTCAGCTTGTTTGCTTCCACCCATTCCTCTTGATTGTATGTGGTGAATGTCTATTGCCTGACCTCCGCAATTTTCACAGGCGATAAAGTCAGTAATATCGTAACCCATCTCTTTAAGGTAGAGCTTGGTGTGTTTTTTCAATTAACGATTTTTAAGATTTTTATGGACTTTAGTTGACCATTGTTTATACTTCTTTTTTTTCTTAGCTCTTGCTATGTCATGCCTTACCATTGTATCATTGTCGCAAGGTATAAATCTAATCTTTTCTTTTTTGTCTTTCATTTAGCTTGTCGTTCTATCCATTTACGATACATCAAAGCTGCAATAGCTAGTCTCTGAGGTTTGTATTTGTATTTGACTCTTAGTTGAGCCATTGCAATCCTGATAAAGTCTTCCCTCATGTTAATGTCATTCTTAAAGTGTATGAGTCAATGTCATTATGATTAACGAAAAATTGTTTGTATATCTCTAAGGCTTCTTTTAGTTTTTTATAGCCCTTGTTTATGAATGACTGCTCCATTCCTATAATTCCAATGTCTAATGTGTTTTTGTCTACTGCTATGAAGTGAAAGTTAGAGAATGGTACATTAAACAGCTCTGTGTAAATGAATGCCTGTACGTCATATCCATATTTATCTG